ACCTTCCTGATGAGGAAGTAGCTGCTTTTCTTAAAGAGCTAGGCCCAAAGAAAGCGGAAGAGCTAAGACATGATTGGGGATTTTGGGCTAGACCTGAGCAACTGGAGCCTGAAGGTTCATGGAACACATGGGTCGCCTTGGCAGGACGTGGTTGGGGTAAGACTAGAGCAGGTGCAGAGTGGGTTCGCCATCGGATTAGATCAGGTGACAAGATTGTACACTGTGTCGCCCCTACAAAAGGTGATGTCCGAAGAGTTATGGTTGAAGGTGACTCTGGTCTTCTAAATGTATGTTGGAGTGGTGATGAGACATATCGTGGTAAACACATTGGTTTTCCTGTTTGGTCTCCCACGAACAATAGCTTAACATGGGAGAACGGCAGTAAAGCCGTATTCTTCTCAGCAGAAGACCCAGAACGTCTTCGTGGCCCACAGGCTTACAGTGCATGGTGTGATGAGCTTTGTGCTTGGCGTAATGCACAAGACACTTGGGACATGATGATGTTTGGTCTACGTCTAGGTAAACACCCGAAAGTGTTTGTGACTACTACCCCCAAGACAACAAAACTAATAAGAACAATCCTAGACGATGATAAGACGACAGTCAGTACAGGCAGTACGTATGATAATGCTGCTAATCTTGCTGACACTTTCCTTGATGCAGTCCGCAAAACCTATGAAGGTACACGTCTTGGTCGCCAAGAACTTTATGCCGAAATACTTGACGAAGCATCGGGTGCTTTATGGAACAGAACTCTCTTAGCTAAATGCGAGATTGAGAAAGACGAAGTTCCCCAGCTTAGTCGTATCGTTATTTCCATCGACCCTGCTATCACTGCTAATGCAGAATCAGACATGACAGGTATTGTCGTAGCAGGAATTGACGTAAATGGGATAGCCTATGTGCTAGAAGACCATACTGGTCGTTATACACCGCAACAATGGGCATCCAAAGCTATACAGTTATATAGAGATCACATGGCTGATCGTATTGTAGCTGAACGTAACCAAGGTGGTGATATGGTACGCCATACACTACACACAGAGGATGAAACAGTTCCTGTAAAGCTCGTCCACGCTTCTAGAGGGAAGATGGCACGGGCTGAACCTGTATCTGCACTTTATGAACAAAGTAAAGTTCGGCATGTACGAGGTTTGAATGATTTAGAAGATCAGATGGTACAGTGGGAACCTTTAGGGTCGATAGGCTCACCAGACCGTCTTGATGCTTTAGTTTGGGCTTTAACCGACCTCTCACTTAACGGATACGCAAAACCACAACTAAAACTAGCGTACTCCAGTGCCAAGGGTTTAATTTGACTCTTAAGTTATATTAAACCTAGATAGTAGGTATAAAAAGAATCATGGCAAAGAAACTTTCAGAAACGGAAGCAACCCAGATACTAGGGATTGCAGGTGACAATACACATAACGGTCAAATCCGTGCAGATGAGTTTCTACCAGAGCTTCGTGGCAAACGTGCTATCCGTAAGTATCGTGAGATGCGAGATAACGACAGTACTATTGGTGCTGTTATGTATGCGACAGAGCAAGTCCTACGTGATGTAGACATTAAGGTTATGCCAGCAAACGATAGTGCTGAAGCTCAACGTGAAGCTGACTTTGTAAAGACTATCTTTGAGGATATGGATCACACTCTAGATGATCACATCTCAGAGGCTTTGTCGTCCCTAACATATGGCTTTGCTTGGTTTGAGGTGGTATATAAGCGTAGAGGTAGCCCAACCAGTCGTTCAGACAAGTCACGGTCTAAGTTTACTGATGGACGTATTGGTGTACGTAAGATTGCTTCTCGTGCGCCTTGGACGATTTCTAAGTTTGATGTAGACCAGAAGACTGGCGATGTCTTAGGTGTTCACCAAGAAGGGTCAGGGTTTAACAATACTAGCTATATTCCTACTCGTAAGTCTTTATATTATCGCACTACAGCTATTAACAACGATCCTTCTGGTCGTTCTATACTTCGCAATGCGTACACTTCTTACGAATACCTTAACAATTTACAGAGCATCGAAGCTATCGCAGTTGAACGTGAACTTGCAGGTATTCCTGTGGCTCGTATTCCTGCTGAGTACCTTAGTCCTGATGCTACTTCCGCACAGTCTGGGTTTGTCGGAAACCTGCAGCAGATACTCAGAGATGTTAAGTTTAACGAGCAAGGATATATTATCCTGCCCTCCGACACCTATCCCGATAAAGACGGAAGTCCTACCTCCAATAGGCTCGTAGATGTTGAGCTAATGGCATCTAATGGTAAACGTAACATTGAGATTGATCCGATTGTTAAGCGTTACCAACATGACATTGCTCGTTCAGTCCTTTCAGAGTTTCTTATGCTTGGTGGTGGCAACACTGGTTCCTATGCACTATCCAAGTCTAAGACAGACCTGTTCCTTCGTGCGCTTGAGAGTTACATCCAAGCCATAGTCGATGTTCTCAACAAACAGTTGGTAGAACGCCTATGGGAGTTGAACGGTCTGAACTATGATCTCATGCCAACAGTAGTTGCTGGTGATGTTGCTCCACACGATCTACGTGAGATTGCAGCCTTCTTGAGAAACTTGAATGGTGCAGACATCAACGTAAGTGATCATCCAGAGGTTATCCAAGACTTGATGGATATTGCTGAACTAAGATATGAACAAAAAGAAGAAGTAGAACAAGAGGAAGAAGATGGCAACGCTGAATGATAGAGTATTTGATAATGGCTTGTCTGTCCTCGACACTGAAGCTAACCGTATTGACCTAACCTCACAAGAGGCAACAACTTACACAGAGGCAACCGCAACTTATAGTTTAGGCAACTCAACAAGCCTCTCTATTGCTTCCCCCTCTGATCGTGCAGGTGGTGGACGAGAGGTTGTCGTAGCAGCTATATCTGACGGTTCAATCACAGGGGATGGTACAACAACGCACTATGCTATTGTTGATACGGTAAACTCTCGATTATTAGCAACTGGTGAATTAACAGAAAGCCAAGTTGTTTCGACTGGTAACACATTTACTCTAGGGTCATTTACTATCGGTATTCCTGACCCTGCATAATAAAGGTCATGTCCCATGACACGCAGGGTATTACAGGAAAATAATGATTTAATACTTACAGAAGCCAGTGACAATCTGGCACTGAATGTTCCTGACTTTAATAGGATATTACAAGAGAATGGTTACTCACTTCTAACAGAAGCAAGTGAGATAATCATAAATGACAATTTTGTCACTGCTATTGATACTGTCACAGGAAACCCTGTTGTACAGACCACAACGATAGATCAGGGACACACTTTATTAGCTGATAATCTGGTAACTGGTAATCCAGTCTTACAGACAACAGCAATAGCTCAAGACCACGATTTAGTCTTAGATAATATTACCACTGGTTCTGTCGTTATACAAACAACGGCAATTAATCAGGACCATCAATTATCTGGTACTGTTGTTGTCACAGGAAGCCCTGTACTACAAACAACAGCTATTGAACAAGACCACAACCTAGTTCTTGATAGTATTACCACTGGTGTTGTGAATGTAGCTCAAGTAGCTCTAACACAAGATCACGATTTAGAGCCAATAGGTTTCGTTACAGGGTCTCCTGTAGTTCCTATAGCAAATATGGATGAAGAGGAGACAGTAGAAGCTCCTTCGTTCATCACTGGCGCACCAGTCTTAGGTTCACCTGAACTCAAACTTAACGACTTCACGGCCTACAACATTACAACTGGTCGTCCAGTACTTGGTAAAACCTACGACCCACTCAACACAACACTTAAAGAAATCAAGGAAATCGAAGATATGTTTGGTGGTTGGCAAAGACGTGCATATGAAGTCCCTGATGGACGACTTGTACAAGCTGAACGTGAGATATATCGTACCTTTGGTGAACAAGTTTCTGTTGATAAGAAAGCCAAGTCTCTTATTAAGTTTGGTAAGTCTGCAGAGATGTCTGTCGATACTTTACAGACAGTTTGGACTGTCGGTGGGCATGAAACTTACGTACCAGCAGACACTATCACTCATATTTCTTCGTCGTCCCCCTCTGACACCCAAGAGATATTACTAGAATGTCATACTGTAGAAGGAACTGGAACTGATAGTAAGTTTAGCTTCTTGACACAGGTAGTCACTCTTGATGGTCAGAATAAAGTTGCTCTTAATGTTCCAGTGGCTCGTGTATCTCAAGCGTATAATAACAATGGTACAGAGCTACAAGGTCGTGTTACAGTTTATGAAGATACAGCAATCGTTGGTGGTGTCCCAAGTGATGCAAGTAAGATACATATAGACATTCCAGCAGGTTTACAGTCTTCACTTAAAGCAGCTACAACCTTTAGTGATAAAGACTACTATATTCTCACTGGTGGGTTTGGCTCCGTGTCAATCAAGCAAGACGCTGCTGCTGATTTTTATCTAGAAGTTAGAGATGCAGGTAAAGTCTTCAGACAGGTTGCAGCTATTTCAGCCTCATCAGGTGGACCTTGGAATGTAGAACTAGACCCTGCAGTTATTATACCTAAGAATGCTGATGTTCGTATCACTGCAGAGACTTCAACAAACAACGCTGTTGTATATGGCGTATTTAAAGGTTACTTAGCAAAGGTTATCTAGATGCCTAAGACAGCACTAAAGAACAAGATGGAAGCCCACAACAAGAAGTCTAAGCATAAAGTTACTATGCGTATGCTAGAGGCTGTTTATGATCGTGGTGTTGGTGCTTACCGTACAAACCCTGCTAGTGTTCGTCCTAACGTCAAGTCACCTGAACAGTGGGCTATGGCTCGTGTTAACAGCTTCCTGCGTATTGTAAGTGGTTCTAAGTCTGCTAATCATGATAAAGACTTGTTACCCTCATCTCATCCCTCGTCATCTAAGAAGAAGATGCTAAAGGCACAATATGCGAATGACGTATTCACAACAGAGATGGAAGCACGTAGTCGTTCTATGGATATGGGATTAGGTGGTACAATTCACGTACATGAATACAATGGTCAGGCAGTCTACATGCCAGCTATTAATCACGACGAATATTTGGACTATTATGAAGACCTAGCAGAACGCAATGCAGAGCTTGCAGGGGTAGACTACCCAGAAGAGGAAGAAGGCCACTCAGTGGACCGCTTAGAGGCTCTCAGGGTCATCGTACAAGAGATTATGAAAGAAGAATTTGCCAAGGCTGAATACCAAGGCGAAAAAGTAACTTTAAACAAGCCTCGCCGTATTCAAGGTGGTAACAAAAAGTTTGAAGTGTTCGTGCAAGATGGCGACAAGGTAAAACGAGTTACCTTCGGTGACCCTAATATGGAAATTCGTAGGGATAACCCAAAGGCTCGTGCTAATTTCCGTAGTCGTCATTCGTGTGATACTGCAACAGACAAAACCTCTGCTCGTTACTGGTCTTGTCGTATGTGGGAAGGAGGCACTAGCGTGTCTGAACTAACAAAATCAGTTGAGGGACAAATCCTCAAGGCTGATGAAGAACAACGCATGGTCTATGGTTGGGCCTCTGTAGTAACCGAAAAGGGTGAAGCAGTAGTTGACCGCCAAGGCGATGTAATAGAACCTGACACATTAGTACGTGCTGTAAATAAGTTTATGGAGCATGTTCGTGTAGGTAAAGAGATGCACAAAGGGGATCAGATTGGGGCGGTTATCCACTCCATGCCAGTCACTAAGGAGATTGGTGAATCCCTTGGCATACAGAGTGACCGTGAAGGTTGGATCGTAGCGTTTAAAGTATATAACGATGACGTTTGGGCCAAGGTCAAATCTGGTGAGTTAGCGGCCTTCTCTATTGGGGGTCGTGCAATCAAGGAGGACTATGATGCCTAACCTTTTGAAACAGCTTGAACTGGATGAACTATCCTTAGTGGATCGTCCTGCCAATGCACAGGCAATGGTCTCCTTGTTCAAGCGTGATGATTCCAATGGAGATAACATGGAACAAGAAGTAGATAAAATGTCAGACGACCTAAAGGCAAAGCTAAAGCCTTACATGGACAAAGGCATGACTGAAGATGAAGCTATGAAGGCTTACGAAGCAGAAATGAAAAAGTCTGAAGCAGTAGAAATCGACGAGCTTGACATCGTTAAAGCTGAGAACGATGCTCTTAAAATTCAGAATGAAGACCTTCGTAAGGCTCTTATTGAGAATGGCTTTATTATTAAGTCTGATTCAATCGAAAAGAAAGTTGAACCAGAGTACATTGAGTACGAAGGGGAACAAATCAATAAAGCAGATGTACCTGCGGTTATTCTAAAAGCACTAGAAGAAGCTGAACTAGCTAAAGCTGATGCGGAACTAACTAAACGTGCAACAACTGCTCTACCACATTTTGCAGAAGACGTTGCTAAGTCTTTGGTTGCAGAGTTTGGTGAAGTAGAAGCTGTAATGGAAGCCTTGAAAGCTGCAGATGCGACATTCGCAGAAAGCATGGAAGAGGTAGGAAAGTCAGACGCAGATGGCGAGTTCTCAACTGCTACTGACAAAATGGAATCTCTTGTCAAAGCCTATATGGAAGAGAACAAGATGAAAAAGGGTGACTACGCCAAAGCATACGCTGCCGTAGCTAAAACCGACGAAGGTAAAGCCCTAATCAACAAAAGCTATAAAGGGGAATAATTATGGCTGTAATGCAATCCCGTGATACACGGACATTCATTGCTGGCGAAGACCTATCGTCGGCACAATTTAAATTCGTAACACTAGAGTCAGATGGTCAAGTAGACCTAGCTGACGCTGCTGGTGAAAACGCAATCGGCGTTCTTTTGAACGATCCTGCATCAGGTGAGGCAGCGACAGTTGCTGTATCTGGTAAGGTCATGGTAACTTCTGGTGGCACTATTGCTGCTGGCGCACAAATTCAAACAGATGCTTCTGGTGATGCTTTAACAGCAGCAGCAGGTGATGTCGTTCTAGGTTATGCTTTGGAAGCAGCGGTTGATGGTCAAGTATTTGCCATTGAGTTGATCCAAGGCGGCAACGTAGTACCATCGTAACCAGCAATAGGAAGGATATAGAACAATGCCATTGCTAACACCAAATTCGGTACATATCGATCAGCCGTTGACTAACCTCACAATCGCTTATGTACAAGACCAAGCTAACTTTATCGCTGATAAGGTTTTCCCAACAGTAGGCGTAGACAAACAGTCTGACAAATACTACATCTATGACCGTGACAACATGAACCGTACAGGTGACGTGAAGGCTCTTGCGCCTCGCACAGAAGTCAACCGTATCGGTATGTCACTATCAAACTCTTCATTCTATGCAGATGTCTACGGACTAGGCATGGACTTCGACCAGCAAACTCTTGCTAACGAAGATGCGGCACTAGACATCCGTGCAGCAGGTGCGCAGACACTAACAAACCGTCTGTTGATCCATCGTGAAGAGCAGTTCGCAACCAACTTCTTTGCCACAGGTATCTGGGGTACAGAATACACAGGTGTTGCTAACGCAGACAACGACACAGCAGCAGAGGTCACACAGTGGTCTGACTACACAAACTCAACACCAATCGTTGACGTAACAACTGCTCGTCGTTCAATGCAACTAGCTTCAGGCGGCTTCAAGCCAAACACAATGGTTGTTGGTAAAGAAGTACGTGACATCCTAATCAACCACCCAGACATCCTAGCACGTCTGAACGGTGGTGCAACTGTCACAAACACTGCACTTATCACTAACGCTAAGTTGGCTGAAATCTTTGAGGTAGAGAACTTCTACGTCATGGAAGCAGTTAAAAACTCATCTGTAGAAGGTGTCGCAGAAAGCAACGCATTCATCGGTGGTAAAGCTGCATTGTTGGTACACTCACCTGCATCAGCAGGTTTGATGACACCAGCAGCAGGTGTAACCTTCGCATGGAACAACCTACAAGGTGTAAACAACTTGGGTGTCACTGTAGAATCATTCTCAGACGATGCTCTTAAGCGTATGCAAGTTGCTGAACATATCCAAGTTAAAATGTCCTATGACATGAAAGTCACAGGCGCAGACTTGGGTGTATTCTTCAACACTGTTGTTGCTTAATATATTCTTATTGGGGGCTGCTTCGGTGGCCCTCATATTCCCTCACCCGATGTAAGAGGCTAAAATGCTAAGACAAGAAGAAATGCCTCTTCAGTTAGACAGACCTGTATTTGTAAAAGTACCTTTTACTTCTGGTGGTCGTAAGCTGAAGAAGAACCAAGAGTTCAAGTGGAAAGAATTAAGTGTCGATGAAAAGACAGTCTTAACCTTCTACAATCAAAGATGGATTTATCACAATCCTGAATTAGAAATAGAACGTAAAGTTGGTGACGGACTAGAAGAGCTAGATGTAACTGGATTACACGCTGTTGTAGATAACATCAACACAAAGGTTAAAGCTAAGACAAACTCGCAAGCTGACTTTGACCGTAAAAAGTGTAAGAAATCTAAGATTGCAGATAAGCAACGTGGATTGATTAGAAGCTGGCGTAGAACATACGGACAATATGAGGTAGACTAATGGCTTGGAGTTATGATGCAACTGACTTAGATACGACTACTGCATCTGGTCGTCTAAACTCCGTGCGTTTGCTTATCGGTGACACTGACACGAATGACCAACAGGTTGCTAATGAAGAAGTAACCTTTGCTTTGTCAGAGAACTCAAACAACGTATATTTAGCTGCATCATGGCTTGCCCGTACTATCTCAGGTCAATATGCTCGTAAAGTTGATGTACAATTAGATGGTGCTTTATCAGCCAAGTACAGTCAACTATCTCAACAATATTATAAACTGGCAGAACGTCTAGAATACCAAGGCAAGAAAGCTAACGCTACATTAGGTATTAAAGCAGGTGGTATTTCTATCGCCACTGTCGAATCAGTACGACAGAATACAGACCGTATTATGCCAGCATTTAGAGGTGACAGGTTCCGTAACCCACCAAATTATCGTGATGAAGTAGACTACGATTAAGGGGTCTTAGATGGCTAGTTTCAACAGCAACGACTTCTTAAAGTTGGTCAGAGATTTTGGTGAGACCTTAACCCTAACCAAGAAGACTACAGCGGGTACTTATGACCCTGCCACAGGCAGTGTTGTTGGTTCTGCTACAACAAACTACTCTTGTACTGGGTATTTCTATAACTATGAGTATGGAACAGTACCAACTGTAGATGAAGTTGTCAGGGGTAATCGTCGTTGTGTAATCTCTGCATTAGACCTCGAAGTGGAACCAGAAGATGATGACCTTATTTCTGGCAATGGTGATGACGTAAAGATACACAGAGTTACCACTATTTACTCAGCAGGGACTAAAATCTGTTACATCTGCCATGTGAGAGAGTGATGATTAAGACTACACTTAAGATCAACCCTTCTCTACGCAAGAAATTTGATGCATTGGAGCAAAGAGCAGAAGACGCTGTAAGAGACAAACTCATAGATATAGCACAGACAGCAGTTTCAGCCTCTCCTGTAGATACAGGCGCATATGTAACCTCATTTTCCTACACGGTAGGTGCTGGTCGTCCAAGAGGAAAGTCATCTAAAAATAAACCTCAAGGACAAAACCCTCAAGCAATGCGTCAAGAAGGTTTCAACAATCTTATGAAAGATATTAGTCGTATATCTAGTCTGAAAAACACTACGAGAATTGAACTTAGAAATCGTTCACCACACGCTACTGCTGTAGAGTATAAGCATGGGTATCATGTATTTGCTAAGGTAAGGAATATTCATGGCTAGTATACATAACGATATTCGTGCTGCTTTAGAGACAGAACTGTCTAACGTATCTGGACTACCTAGCATTGCATATGAGAATGTTTCTTTTGATCCGACAACAGGTACAAGCTATATCAAGTGCCAGTATGTCCCGACACTCCGTAGACCTGCTGTAAGAGGTTTAAACCCACAACAGAGATACCAAGGTGTATTTACTGTTCTTGTTTATACCCCAGAAGGTAACGGCCCAGCTACTGCTGATGATTTAGCTAACAAAGTTATAGAGGCTTTTGAGGCAACTACAGACATTAGCTTTACTAACTCGTCCGATGAGACAATCATAGTGTCCATAGATTATGCTGAGAGACAGCAAGGCTTCGTGGACAGTCCTTGGTACTATGTTCCGATTGATATCGGCTGGTACATATATAATTAATTAGGAGAATAAAATGGCCTTTGCACAGGGTTCTCGTTCCAGCCTGTCATACATTGTCGAATCAACATTCGGCACGACACCTGCTGGTAACTTTACAAACTTGCCGTTTAATACACACTCACTTAACCTAACTCGTGATCGTGTTGCAGGTAATGAAATTCAAGCTGACCGTATGACACGAGTTGACCGTCATGGTAACACTCAAGTTGGCGGTGATATCGTTGTTGACCTACGTGATGGTGACTTTGACACCTTCTTAGAATCAGCTATGCTTAATACATGGGACACAAGCCCATCGTCAGCACCAGACGTACTAAAAGTTGGTACAACACCAAAGTTCTTCTCTATCGAAGACTATGCAGCAGACATCGACCAAGCTCGTTTGTTTACAGGTTGTACAGTTTCTTCAATGGCTATTTCAATGGCACCAAACCAGATGGTTACAACAACCTTTGGTATTGTTGGTTCTGATATGTCAATCTCAGCTACACAGAAGACACAAGATGCAGCTTCATCAGCACAACCTTTTGATGCTTACTCAGGTGACTTGGCTATCGGTAACGTAGGCTCTTCATCATCTGCTGCAATCATCACAGCTATTGACTTTACACTAGACAACAGCTTCTCACCAACTTTCGTTATTGGTAGCTCTTCTGCTCCATCACTAGAATACGGTATGGCGCAAGTTGAAGGTACATTCACTGCGTACTTTGAAGATGATGCACTAATCAATCGTTTCTTGAATGAAGTTGAGAGTGAGCTAGTCATTACAGTTAATGATCCATCAGCAGCTAACGAATATGAGTTTATGTTCCCACGTATTAAGGTGAACTCTGCTGATGTTGGTGTTGATGGCCCACTAAGCCGACTAATCACAATGTCCTTTGTTGGTCTATATGACAGCACAGAAGGTACAAACTTTAAGATCAGTCGCCCAGAGACTGCGTAATCCCTAGCTAGGGCGAGGGGTGCTGGTGTCGGGTCTGGCATCCCTCACAATTAACTACCCGATAATCCCGATAAAGAAGGAAACTCGACATGGACTTGAAAGATTTAACTCCAAGCAGTGACACTGTAGAAGCTACTATAGTACACCCTGCTACCCTAGAAACACTTACCAATGATGATAAGTCTCCTATGACTATCACATTACATGCACCACACTCTAAGGCTTACAAGGCTGCTGTACATGAGCAGACAAATAAACGCCTTAAGAAAGCACAAGGTAAGAAAGGTCTAGAGGTTACAGCAGAGGAGCTAGAGGACGCTGGCTTGGAACTCTTAGCTAAAGCAACTAAAGACTGGAACATCACGTTTGGTGGTGAACAACCTAAGTTTAGTGCTGCAAAAGCTAAGGCCATCTACTCAGAAGTATTTTGGCTACGTGAACAAATTGAAGAGGCTCTGAATAGCTCTCTGGATTTTATGAAAGTGTAGTATCAGATTT